GTATTGTCCGTTACAGGAGCAAATAACTATGAATGAAAACTTATCAACATTACGAGGAGACGATACCTTGAAATATCGTATCGTCTTACTCATTATTTATTGTGTTTTCACCGTAGCCATTGTTCTTGTGACGGACGGATCTACTGAAGCCTGGCTTCAGCAGCTACTTTTGCAAGTAGGTCTGGCCATTTCTGGCCCGTCGCCTTCATTGGTGACACCGTGACCACCCGTTCCTACAATCTCAACACTAATCCGCTTTTTATCGCGAATAGTGCGGTTGGGGATAACGGACAATACGAAGTCGTACTTGGAAGACAACGTGTGAAATGGAACAACTACACATGCTCATATCATCGAGAAGTGCGGACTCCAGGACGCTCGCCATCTTTTGGAGGCGACCAATGGTGGAATTGCACCGCAATTGCCGGTTCAATTTTTGCGGCTAACGACAGTTTAACCTTGTTGTCTAGATTATCTGAAGCAGTGAAGGGCCATAATTTTAATTTGGCCGTATCAGCTGCCCAAGGTGGTCAGACAGTTAACATGGTTGTCGCAGCCGTCCAGAGTATTGGTGGAGCTATTCTCGATCTGAAGAAAGGCAGGTTTGAATCTGCTGCCCGAAGGTTGGGAGTTAGTCAAAAGCCGAGTAAATTGTCCAGTCAGGACGTCTCGGGCCGATGGCTAGAATTGCAGTATGGTTGGCTTCCCTTAATTAGTGACGTGCATGAAGCTGCTCGTGCCTATGAGGCTCTTACAAAAGAGCCTCGTGTGGAACGAATGAGCGTTAGTGTGTCACGGGAAGGCAGCGCAAACACGTCGTTGGTGCCCTCATCCTATTCCTGTAAAGGAACGGTGAAAGAGCGTTGGCGACTAGTTTACGAGATGAGTGAAGAGTTATCGGTTTCGAGGTCATTAGGTTTAACTGACCCGTTATCGGTTGCTTGGGAACTTATTCCATACAGCTTTGTTGTCGATTGGTTTATCCAATCGGTAGTTACCTTGAGAATTTAAATACAATTCCTAAATTGAAAGGTCGTTTTATGACCATTAAGACTAGGCGATTCCAGGGTGCTGCAGTGAATGTCAATAAAGCCGTGAAGTGGACTTCATACCCCACTTCTTTTAACTCGCAGGTTTATTCCTCGAGAACGGTTTCAATGACACTAACTGTTCCAAAGCCGGGATTTGAATCTATCCCAGATGCGATGTCTCCAAGTAGAATCTGGAATGCAATCGCGTTGGTAAATCAGCGTTTACGGTAGCACGTTTCTTAATCATACGTTAATTGATTAATATCATGTAACATACCCTAGTAGGAGCCTTATAATGGCCGCAATGACAAATTTACTCGTCAAAGACGATGCTAACCCTTTAGTTGAACAAACTCTAGTGCCTATCACTGATACGCCGGAACCTTTTTGGAGATCTCAAATGGCAGGAGTGCCGTTTGAGGGCCAGATTCGGTTGACGCAGTCAGTGGTACAACAAAAGAATGGCAGCTATAAGATTACAGCTAAGTTGGAAGTACCGGTAATGGAGACATTAGGTGCGTCAGGGACATCATTTGGTTATGTTGCTCCGTCCAAAGTCGCTTACGTTTCGACAGCCATCTTAACGATGTTTGCCGATAAGCGTTCAACGATCGCGGATAGAAGCAATTGCCTTAAAATGATGATAGGTTTGATAGCCGGAGCTTCTTCAACAACTGCTACTGGTACCATAAACGGTGCTAGTGCTGCAGACGTTGTGAAGAATTCGACTGCTGCGTTTCCGCAGCTTTTCTCAACCCTTATTCTCGCTAATTGATGTTTAATTAGCGTAATCCCGACCAGTATAATGCTGGTCGTCTTTACCTTAGGAGGTAAGTATGGATTATGTAAAAGAATTCCCTGCCGATAAATCCCTTATCATTATCGGTCAGTTAGCCGAGACTTGCTCTCGTTTAGGTGGTCCTCTTTCGAAACTGCTTTATCGCATGTTTCTTGATGGGAATTACTTGGGTTTAATCGATTTTGCATTTGATTACACTCAAGATTTCTCTTGTGATGATTTCTTATATGCTCGTCAGATTCAGTCTCTTTTGTCAAAACAAGAGTGGTTGGATTTGGGGATCAATAAAGAAGAAGTTGCATTTGATACCTTTATGAAAGCAGAGGAGTTGTGTCGGGAGACGAACATTCGTTTCAGAGGTAATCTATCTGAAGTTTCTTCAGATATTCACGGCGTTTTGCACGCTGCGAGTAGAAAAATAGATACCTTGTTGGGCGAAGTTCCCTCGTATTCCGATTTAACTTTCTCATTTGGTCCTGGCGCTACAACCAACATAAAAAGAGCGCGGTCTAACCCACGGGTTAAACTTGAAGCTCAACTTAATTGTAGTCATGAATTTGTTTGCCATGCGAAGGAGTTCTTAGCAGAATTCCCTAGTTGGACGGAATCTCATGTTGACAAGCATCATCAACTTAGATTATACACGTCTCATGGTAAACTTCAATTTGTGCCCAAA